TTTAATGAAATGAGTTCTCTAGTAAAAACATTTAAAAACAATAAAATATATCATGATGAAATATTTTCCAAAAAAAAACAAACCTTTAATCCAACAGAAGTTAGATTCACAAAGGTACTAACAAAATATTCCACTGAATATAATAATTCTATTTTTATTCAAAATTTATGCCAGGAATTGTCAATGGATAAAAATGATATGTTTGCTTTCTTTTTAGACCTTAAAAATAAACATACGGATAATGAGATTATATTATTATTTGAAAACTATAATATTTCAAAATTAGATATTAGTCGTATTTATAGATATTTGGAAAAATATACCAAGGAAAATGCGCCTGAAACCGAAGATGTTTTATCTGATGAAGAAATTAACGATTTATTATAAGTATTCTAAATTAAGTATTTGATAAAAATAATATAATTAATAAAATTTAAATTAATTATAATAACATATCAAACGATTATTTCTAGTCTATTTGTAGTCTCTTTCTTGTAGCCAAAGACTTTTCATACCACTTCTCCTTTACTAAGTTGTTAACAGTTACAAAATGATGATTTTCATATTGATCTGGAGTATCGTAAAACAATATAAGAGGGTCCCTTCTATTAAAACGACCAGTCGATTCCACAACCTTAAAATATAGATCCTCAAACTTACTGCCAACCAACTCGTTAAATCTCTCGCCAGTTACAGCATTTCTAATTCTAGATCCTTGCTGTCCAGAACCATAATTTTCAATGGTGACAGTCTTACGATATTTACCGTCTTTCCATGTATTATTAAATAAAATTGTATATTTTTCGTGTTTTGTATCAAACTTCCTGCCCATTTCTGTCGAATTCATCTTAAGATTAAATGATGAATCATCTGCAGCCACGAATCCTTCTTCACAATACATTTGTATGTTATACTATAATAATGTATTATATCTTTAAATCATTATTATATGATATTATCTAGACATAAGCTTGCGACTAGACATAAGCTTGCGACTAGACATAAGCTTGCGACTTAATTCAATCGTGTTTACTTTTGTAATCGGATAGTTCTGTTGTTAGTTCTTTAATCCTTTTAAGTAGTTCATTAATTAATATATTTTTGTTTTCTAATTTTTTTTCATATTCATTACGAATAGATTCTACATTTATATTAGTATCTTTGTTAGTAATATTGTTATAAACAGTCAACATCTGATTATGTTCTTCTAATTGTTTAGAATAGTCTGATAATCTTGTAACCCGTTCTTCTTCCATTTTTTTCATTTGTTTCAATAATTCAGGCTTATATTTAGGGTTTCCTGGTTCATAATCTTCTAATACTTTATTCATATCATACATATAAAATTGTTTTAAAACCGGGTCTTTAATAAAATTATCAACTGTAAAACGTGACGGAATAGTTCTTGTTAGTTCAGGATTTGTTAATAATGTTTCTTTATTTAACGAATTATGTTTGTGTGAAAAAACCAAGATTGATTGTAACGTATCCAGCTGGATTAACGGAATTGTATACCCTTTTGTAAATTTATTTTCTTCTGCTAGAGCAATACCATCATCGTAACTAGTTTGTAAAAGCAATTCTTTTTTGAAGGCAAAAGTAGCCGCCGTTGAATGATATTGTTTATAGGGTCCACATTGAAACACTGAATTTCTAGAATCAAAATAAATGTGCATTTCAGATGAACCAGCAATCAAATACGACGGGTTTTTTTGTAGCGTATCTACAGCGTGGGAAATTCTAGACGGGGGATAATAATCATCGTCGTCCATATAAATAATTATATCTCCAGAACATTTATTATGCATTAAATTACGCTTTTTACCTAAAAGCATTTTTTCTTTATAATAAAAGTATTTGACTTGTGGAATATTTTTAACAAGTTCCTCAATAGGATCGGAACCATCATCAATAATTATCCATTCAATTCTATCCTTGGGATATGTTTGATGTTCAAAACATTTTATCATAAATGGTATAAATGGTCTACGATTAAATGTTGGAGTACATAAACTAACAAAAGGAAGCGATAATTTATTTTTATCTTTATTCATATATTAATTAAAATTACAAATTATATTTATATTGTTTATTGTATAAAATTATTTTTATTATTATTATATATATATGGGTGATAATGTTTTTAAAAATCCAAAATGTTGTGATAGTTCATGCGAATGCCCTGTATGTTTCGAAAATAAACTATTAATGGGATTAAATTGCGGCCACTATTTTTGTCCAGATTGTATAAAAATAATAATACAATTAAGTATATTATCAGCAGAAGATCCTCTATGTCCTTTATGTAAAGTTCCAATTACTAGTTATGGATGTAACGGACAGAATACCGCGGTTACAAATGAATTAGATTCAGTACCAAATATTCATTCAAAACCCCGTCCAAATCGCCTAACCCCTGCGTTTTATTCTAGATTTCTCCTATCTAATTCTTCTGTTTTACCAACTGGGGGTAAATTAAAAAGATATAGAAAGAATAAATCTAGAAAGAATAAATCTAGAAAGAATAAATCTAGAAAGAATAAATTTAGAAAAAGAATATAATTGCGTTTTATTCATTATACCAACCTAAAATTATATTTTTTTGTTTTTATTGGTTTTCTTATTTTACCACCACTTTGTTCTGGTTGTTGTTCTGGCTGTTCTGGTTGTTGTTCCGGATATTTAATATATGACATTTGATTAGTTATAGGTTTATCATTTATAACAGGAACATCATTATTTATAATAGGCTCATCATTATTTATAACAGGATCATCATTATTTATAACAGGATCATCATTATTTATAACAGGATCATCATTATTTATAACAGGAACATCAGCATTTATAGGAGAACCACCCGTTTCCTTTGATATTATTTTTCTGAATGTGCCATTGTCTATTATGTTTTCCATATCAGTATCATCTATAGCTATATGTTTACATATTTCTACCAATTGAGTTTTATCAAGAGGGATTACTGATGCCTGTTTCGCATTTTGTTTTATTCCAGACGTAAACCCATTAATACCAATTTCAGGCATTTCATTACTATATAATCCCATATAATAAGCAAAAGCAACGGCTATTAGTATACCAATAATAGCATTACTGCCAAGATATGTTGAACCGTTGGAAACTAAACTTAATGTAGCAAGAATAAAAAAGAACAACTTTTTATAAGCAAAAGTATCTTTAATAAAATCATATATGCCATATGATTTTTTTGTTCCTTTGATTGTGTAAGTAGCAAATAAAGGAGAAAATAATCCATAAATTGTAAAAAATATCGGCATAACAAATGTTGAAAATAATCCCACAGGAATCCAAATGAAACAGAATAATAAAAACTTGGAAAATCTTAAATAAGATATATTGTCGTCGGATTCCCATTTATTTTTGTCTTCATTTGTCTCTCTAAATAATTCGGGTATATTTACAAAATGATAAAAAATACTAATACACATATTGAAAAAATATAGTCCTATCCAAATAAATATACCAAACAATCCATATAAAAACATAATAACGGATTCGGGAAGATAACTTAAATAAAAGAAAATTTTATTAATAATTAATAAATTTTTAGCAACCAAATTATCATACACGCGTGAAAAAAATAAAGCAGCATTTGCTCCATCTTTAGGATCCGCTTTTTGTTTTAAAGAACATAAAAAGCTATTTTGAAAACTGTCTAAATATCCCTGAGAATCAAATATAGCCTTTTGTGAAAATGTGTCTTTATTTTCAGACCAAAATGTTGGCCTCATAACATTTATATCAATTGGAATATCTTTAACAACCCGATCAATAATTGTATATGGAGCTAGTTCTATATTATCAGGCAGAATATTAGCCTGGGCGACTTTAGTTGTATATAACCCTAATCCGCCAATAATAAATACAACAATACCTATAGTAAATATAATGCTGGATAAATAATTAGATGCAAACCCTTTAAAATCTGGTTCCGTCCCTGTATCTTCCGTTTTTTTTTCATCAATTGCGCTTGTATCTTCTGTAGTAGACATTAATTATAATAAATATATATTAAAAATTTGAATTATTACGACATTTGAATTATTATGACATTTGAATTATTGCGACATTTAATAATTAAAATAGGAAGTTTATATATGACATTAAATTACAAATATACAATACTTTATACATTTGTTAGTTTGTTATTATTATGGATAGTAATAAACTATGGGTTAAATATTATATCAAATACAATGTCTAATAAATGTATAGTAGAAGGATTAACTATGCCGTATCCGAAAGATGCTGTAATAAATTATAATGATACTAATTCTCCAGCATATAGTCATACGGTTAATTTACCAATAAACGATCCTGTTAGTTGTAAGAATTTTTGCGGACCTCAAGCACAATGCGCCATAACTAGAGAACAATGTAGTTCGGACATAGATTGCCAAGGTTGTAATCCTGGTCCTAAATTACAAGATTCTTGTGTAACAAAAGAAGTAGATCCTTACGATAATGGCGGTAAATTAGGCCAACAAGGATTACAATATAGTCCATTAACAACTGGTTATAATAATCACAATGCGGATTTTGCGCAAATATATCCAGGTTCAAAAGATTCTGTTCTAAAAGTCCCGTATCAAGGATTAGATCAGTGGACAAAGTCATTTAATGAAGGATTAAATTTATATAACAAACGTAGAGAATCCGCGGATAAATATAGTCAAGGAATTTCAAACGCAGAACCTGGAAGCGATACGACTTCCTTTGAACCAAAATACCCAATAACTGTATCGGCAACTGGACAATTCTTTGAGACAACACCTCCAGCGGCAAATGCGTCTTTACAGAAATAACTTTAAGTCGCATACATTAGCCCCACATTACCTCCAATAAAACTAACAACATTAATTCGTTCTTCAAACAAATATAAATCAAAGTTGTAATCATAAATACGCCATGTTGGTTTGTTAATGCCTATAATATTTCCTGTTTCCGGATCGCAAATGGTTAAGCTTTGAGCCAATGGATCTAGCGGCGGTATTATTGTTGTGAATTCCAACTCTATTTGATTGAACCGACTCATATTTATTGCGCCCGATGGCTGTAAATCTCCATTATTTGAATTGACAGAAAAATTATAACAATATAATCCAGGAGGAGCACTTCCCGTTGTTCTAATATATTTTTCAATGTAATCAAATACTCCTGCGGGCTGAATATTTTCTCTGTAAGAACCATCTAGAAGTATACCCATCGCTACTAATATAGATTTATCGTTTTGAGGATTATATGTTTGATTAATTAAAATGCCTGTTAAAGTGCCATCTGGATTTACGCCTGGACCTATTTCGACAGGACTCAATACGCCATTAATTGTTCTATAAACGGTATATGTTCCTGATGTAGGAGCCTGTATAACATTTAACGGTAAATAGTTATATGGCCAATTTGAATAATTGGACCATTCGTTCCTTAAATTAGCATCACTTCTTTGAAAATAAAACAACCAATTTGAGACCATACCTAATGAATCTAATTCTACTTTATTTGGACCTGTAACATTTTGGAATTTTCTTTCGTGGACTTGTTTAATTAAATATTTCTGTTCTTGTAATGCGAAAAGTCGTTCCTCGTTATTTGATAAGAAGCAATATGTACAATTTAAATGAACATCCGCATTCCATAACGTTCTTTGATCTGAATATGAATTAATACCAATACATACGTCTGGGGGTGGCTGTAAGAAACGGAAAAACTGCATATACCATACATTGAAATTGGGGGCAATATAAGGATAATTATTTGTCGCATCATAAACGTCACGAATCGTAAATAACTGGTTTATTGGCCTAAATGTGACATTAATATGTAATTCGTTGTATTGTAAAGACGTCAGAGGAAATGCCATTTGCGACTTCAAGCTAAACCAATTATTTAGCGGTATATACAATATTCTACCTCTAATGGACGGTTCTGCTCCCGCGTAATCTTCCGTATAATAAGCATTTGGATACGAGTTGACACGCGAATTCGCGTTTGCTGGATCTACTAACTCGGCTTCTTGGCCGATCATTCTATTAAATAAATTTAGTTTAATAGCATTATAGTCTCGCTGGACAGCTGCTAATAAATAATCACCAGAATATTCTTGTAGCGTATAATTGCCGCAAGTAATACTTATTTTTGAAATCATTTTGGCTCCAATATTTTCAATCCATTTGAATTCATATGGCGCCCATTGTTCGATATTGCCTAAACCTTGTGCTGTGGTTTCGTCTGTTACTTGCTGTGGTGGCAAAATTGGTGACCAAATATTGGGTAAATTAACGGATAAATATGTATCCATTAAAAGATCCGCGTACCTTGGTATACGAAACGTAAATGTAGATTCTTCTGATAGTCGCAGTGTTTTTGAGCCTTCATAATTTACAACAAATTTTTGGAGGCCAAAATTTGTGTATTGATGATAAGTTGATTTAAAAAAGGATTTGCTTGGATTACCGTTTAAAATTATATTTTGTTGTCCAGAGCTTACAAGATTCATAAGACCGCCAGCCATTTTTATAATATAATAACATTATATTTAATTACTTATTCATCATAATATAATTACTTAAATGTTTACTCCCCACTTTTAATTTTAAGGAGTAAAAACTTATAAGACAATTATACAAATACTTTTTTAAAAGTATATATATAATATGGATTCTCAAGATAAAGCGATTAATAATGCGATTAAATCTGTTACAGAAATGAAAGATTCAACAGCTGTTTTCTATCTCGTAGCAATAACATTAATGATCATTTTAATAGCATTTTTGTATTATTTTTATTATAGTTTTTTAAGAAGCAAAGAATGCTCTACTATGAATTCAATATACGGCGACTTAAATGGAAAAATTAGATCGATGGATAATTCGGAACAATTTAATTACACCTTTAAAGATTATTATATTAAGACGGCTTATAATTGTTGTAGTGGTGGAAATTATAGAAACGACTATGTAGATACGTGTATATTGAAAGCTTTATTAAAACAAGGCGTAAGAGGACTTGACTTTGAAATATTTTCAATCGAAGATAAACCCGTCGTTGCTACATCGACCAGCGATAGTTATTATATTAAGGAGACCTTTAATTACGTTGATTTTGGCGACGTAATGAAAATTATTCGCGATTACGCTTTTTCTACAGCAACCGCCCCTAACGCATTAGATCCAATTATTATCCATCTTCGCATTAAGAGTAATAATCAAGAAATGTATAAAAACTTTGCTAAATTATTAGAAGGGTTTGATTCTTTGTTGATGAGCAAAGATTATGATTCAGAATATTATGGACAAAATTTCGGTAATGTTGAAATACAAAAATTGATGGGCAAAATTGTTATAATTGTGGATCGCAGTAACACCTCTTTCCTCGAATGCCCTGAATTCTATAAATTTATTAATATGACTAGTAATTCGGTGTTTATGCGATCATTACACTATTATGACATAAAATATACACCTGATTTGAATGAATTGATTAATTTTAATAAGCAAAATATGACTATAGGTATGCCTGATAAAGGGGCTAATCCTGAAAATCCAAGTTCTGTAGTTATGAGAGAAACTGGATGCCAACTTTTAGGAATGAGATATCAATATATTGATGTGAATATAGAAGAAAATGACATATTTTTTGACGAAAATGGATATGCGTTTGTGCTTAAGCCAGAGCCGTTGCGTTATGTTCCAGTTACTATTCCTTTGCCACCGCCTCAAAATCCAGAATTATCATATGCTACAAGATCAGTTCAATCGGACTTTTATAAATTTGATATTTAATTCCACCTTTGAAAAGGTGGAGCCAAACATTTGAAAAGTAAGAGCCAAAACATTTGAAAAGGTTATAACGAAGTAAATATATAAACAATATTATGAATATTTATCGATTCTAAATAATAATACCCCTAATTATAATTGTCATAATATAATTTTACTATTTCTAATAATTCATTATTATCATCTTGATTTATTCGTTGTATTTGGTTTTCTATCTCCATTTGTAATACTGGTAAACGCGTATACAGCATTGGGTTAACCGTTTTACCATTTTCATTTTTATACTTATCAGGATTAAACCGAATAAATATAAATTTTCCGCTATGTAACATATATAAATCGTCGTAACGAATTTCTTCATCATTTACGTTATAAGTTTTGTGTTGATTTTCATCAGTTTCAATACATAATAATGTATTTCCTATTAATAAACGATGGTCTATTCTTCTTCTATTTACACATTCACAATTTCCTGTCCATAATGATTTATCGTGTTGGAACCCTACAAAAGTTTGATTTATAAAATCTCTTACTGCTATTTCTTTTGTTTTTGAACGAATTTGAAATGTTAATGGGTCATTTGGAAACGATTGTTGATAACAAGGAGAACAATATCCCTTATATTTGCTACAACCCAAAGAACCTAAACAATAATTAGCCTTACATTTTTTATTAATTACGTCAATCATATCCTGTGTTTTACAAGTCACGCAAAACTTAGCATCTAATCCCTTTAAATTATAACTAGGTCTAGCTAATCCGCAACCGCATTTTTCGTGATTTACATCAACCATTCCATCTAATTTACAATTCATACAAAATTCTGATTTTAGCCCATTATAATTATAACTAGGTCTAGCTAATCCACAATGACACTTTTTATGTTTTAAATCAACCATTCCATCTAATTTACAATTAGAACAATATTCGGGTGACAATCCTTTAAAATTAAACAACGGTTGAGCGCTGTTACATTTACATTTTTTACTACGCATACATGTCATTCCATCTAATTTACAATTAACACAATATTCTGCTGGTAATCCTTCAAAATTAAAAGACGCTATAACTTTTTTACATTTACACTTTTTACTCTTTACATTTATCATTTCGTCTAATTTACATTTAGAACAATATTCTGCTGTTAATCCTTCAAAATTAAATAATGGAGCTGATTTTCCACATATACACATTTTTGTAACTACATTAACCATTCCATCTAATTTACATTTGAAACAATATTTTGCGGTAATTCCTTCAAAATTAAACGACGGTTGGACACTATCACAACTACATTTGTCATTAAAAACATCGTCCATTCCGTCTAATTTACATTTAAAACAATATTCTGGTTTTAACCCATTATAATTAAAACAAGGAATTTTGTTTCCACAATGACATATGCTATATTGACCATTTAATTTTTCTTTATGTGTTTTACATTTAATTGGTATTCCATAAAATTCAGCATAACTAGCTCTGTTGCGACAGTTTTCGAATTGACAAAGTTTGGGCATTTTATATTATATAATAATATTATAATTTATCTTTAAGTATGTTTCCTAAATCAATAGTGGGGACATAAAACACATCGCATTTATTCTAAATAATAATAACCGTAATATATAAATGACTAAAAAAGATAATGTTTGTAAAGGGTTAACATTTAGTGACTGTGAGTTAGCCATTTTAAGAACCGCGGTAGATAATGCCGAAGAAAAGCAAGGTAGGCAGGTTGCTAATTCTCCAGAAATTAAACGCATAATTGGTATTTTAGAAAATTTTTTAAGAAAAAAGCATTTGGTGTGCTATGGTGGCACTAGCACGAACTCGTTGTTACCAAAACAAGACCAGTTCTATAACAAAGATGTTGAAATTCCCGACTACGATTTTTACAGCCCGAATGCATTAAATGACGCTAAAGAACTTGTTGATATTTATATTGATAATGGGTTTCAAGAGGTAGAGGCAAAATCAGGCCAACATCACGGAACATATAAAGTATTTGTTAGTTTCATTCCTGTAGCAGATATTACGCAAATACCAAAGGAATTATTTAATGCGATTAAAAAGGAGGCAGTTAAAATTGCTGGTATACTACATTCGCCGCCAAATTTGCTTCGTATGGGAATGTATTTAGAATTATCTCGTCCTGCTGGAGATGTTAGTAGATGGGAAAAGGTATTAAAACGATTGACTCTTTTAAACAACCATTATCCATTGAAAGGAAAAGAATGCGATAAAATTCAATTTCAACGTAAAATGGCGGATAATGAATCTTCTGACAAAATATATGAAACCATACAACATACATTGATAGACCAAGATGTAGTATTTTTTGGAGGCGATGCGTTATCTTTGTATTCGCAATATATGCCTAGCAATTTAAAACATAAATTAGCAAAAATACCAGATTTTGATGCGCTTTCAGAAGAACCTATGTTAACAGCACAAATTGTTAAAGAACGTTTAGCCGATATTGGTGTTAAAAATGTTAAAATTATTAAGCGTCCGGGTATTGGTGAAATTATAGCACCGCATTATGAAATTAAAGTAGGAACGGATACAGTTGCGTTTATTTATCAACCGCTTGCGTGTCATAGCTATAATATTGTTAAAGAAGGCGGATACGACGTTAAAGTAGCAACCATTGATACTATGCTCAGTTTTTGGTTGGCATTTTTATATGCTGATAGACCATATTATGATAAGGACCGAATCTTATGTATGGCAAATTATTTATTTGAAGTTCAAGAGAAGAATAGATTGTCTCAAAAAGGGTTATTAAAAAGATTCAGTATTAATTGTATGGGGCATCAAGAAACCGTGGAAGAAATGCGGGCTGAAAAGGCGGAAAAATATACGGAATTAAAAGGCAAAAGAAATGATAAAGAATATGACGAATGGTTTTTACGATATAGACCATTGGATGATAAAGATGGGAAAAAGAATGATAAAAAGAATGATAAAAAGTGTGATAAAAAGTGTGATAAAAAGGAATGGAAAAAGGAATCAAAAGATAAAGAGGAATCAAAAGAGGAATCAAAAGAGGCAGAAAAAAAGGAATCAAAAGAAGAGGCAGACTGGGTCCCTGTAAAAAAGAATAAAACTAACAAAAATAAAAATAAAAAGAAAAGAAAGACGAAAAAAAGACGGGGCTTCTTTTTTTAAGCGTGTTCGTTCATTATTTTTGCTATAAATATTATTTATAGCATA